TTGCAGCAATACGCGAACGGTCTACGTCAAAGTGCCGGTGGTCCCGTTACCAGCCAGCCTGACGGCTGACACCCCGCAACCGGAAATCCCTGACAACCTGACGTGGGGGCAGAGCCTGGATTTAAACGTCAGCCTGCTATCAGCGCTGGGGCAGTGTAACCGGGATAAGGCCGACATACGTCGGTCTGAAATATTTAGAGGGAAAAATTAGTCATATCCGGCAGTTATTAAAATGCCATCTTTCTCCCCGTAAGTCGCGTGTCTATAATGCCTTTGCCGATTGGCTACAACATAAGGTGTGACATGAAAAACGGTATTTACTTCGTAACCTTCAGCAGCAATAACCATGATGTTGGACAAGGCACTGTAGTAGTAAAAGACAATGCCATCAACGGTGGTGATTTCGGGTTCACTTACCAAGGCCATATTCAGGGCGATACATTAGATTTGCATGTTTCTCAGCATAATCCTCAGGCGGTGAATGTCATTCAAGGTGTAAATGACTACACGATGGAAATGAGCATTGTAGAAGTGCAGGGGGGTTACCTTTTATCAGGGGCCGTTAAAGGAATTCCTCAAGCTCGGCTTAGGGTAAGTGCAAAATTCATTGGTGAGTTGGTTTAGAGTGTATTCTTTATCCCAAACCCGCTGCGGCGGGTTTTTTTATTGGCATTACAGAGCCACTTCCAGAGGTGGCTCGATAATGTCAAGGCGAGGACAAAATTATGGCAACACCGGACTGGGAGGCCATCGAATCGGCATACCGGGCCGGAGTCCTTAGTCTCCGTGATATAGGCGATAAATACGGCGTTACTGAAGGGGCTATCAGGAAGAGGGCTAAAAAATTTGACTGGGTACGCAAGGCCAGTACGCAGGTACGCAAAAATGGTACGCAAAGTGGTACGCAAAAGAGTAAGGCGCGTACCAGCGAAAAGCCTGCCAGCTCTGGCCGCACGCAAAAAAGTACGCAACCAAAAGCCGAGCCTCCACCAGATACGAAACCGATACGCGGGGTGCGTACCGATCCACCGACTAACCCATTTCAACCCGGCAACCAGCAGGCGTTAAAGCATGGTGGTTACGCCCGCCGCCTTCTGCTTAAAGATGAGGTCATTGAAGACGCGAAAGCGTTGACACTCGAAGACGAATTATTTCGCCTTCGGGCTAACAACCTTGTCGCTGCAGAGAATATTGGCCGGTGGTTGACCAAGCTGGAAGATGCTGAAGGGGACCAGGAAAGAAAGGTGCTGATGGAAAATATCAGCGCCGCCGAGAAGGCGATGATGCGCAATACCGTTCGTATTGAGTCCATCGTCGGCACGCTTGCGACGGTAGGCAAAATATTTGCTGATACGGACTATCGCAAGGCTGCAACTGATAAGGTGTCGCTGGAGGCCGATCGTCTTCGCCGTGATGCAGGTATTGATGATGGCAACGGAGAGCGTGACCTCAATGACTTCTACTCTGACATCCAAACCGACGCTGAATCCGGTTCTGCGTAGCTTCTGGACGACGCAGGCGCGTAACAAAGTGCTTTATGGTGGCCGGTCATCGTCAAAATCATGGGATGCCGCTGGTATCGCCATATTTCTGTCGAATAAATACAGCCTTCGCTTTTGTTGTGCGCGTCAGATCCAGAACAAAATTGAAGAGTCGGTGTATACCCTGCTCAAAATTCAGATTGACCGCTTTGGCCTGCGGCATCGTTTCCGCATTCTGAACAACAAAATCATTAACCTGGTGACCGGGTCTGAATTCGTCTTTTATGGGCTCTGGCGCAACATTGAAGAGATTAAGTCTCTGGAAGGTATCAGCGTTCTGTGGCTCGAAGAGGCCCACGCGCTGACGGAATACCAGTGGAAGATACTGGAGCCAACCATCCGGAAAGAGGGCTCAGAGTGCTGGTTTATCTTTAACCCCGGACTGGTGACTGATTTCGTTTGGCGTAACTTTGTGGTCGACCCGCCAGAAGATACGCTGATACGCAAAATCAACTACGATGAAAACCCCTTTTTGTCCGACACCATGCTGAAGGTTATCGAAGCCGCTAAGCGCCGGGATCCGGATGGGTTTAAGCACGTCTACGAAGGCGTGCCAGAGTCGGATGATGATGCGGCCATTATCAAGCTGTCATGGATTGAGGCGGCCGTTGATGCCCACAAAGTCCTTAATTTCGAGCCAAGCGGGCGCAAGCGTATTGGCTTCGACGTCGCCGATAGCGGCGCCGATAAGTGCGCTAACGTCTATCGCCACGGCTCCGTCGTGTATTGGGCGGATGAGTGGAAGGCGAAAGAAGACGAATTGCTGAAGAGCTGCCAGCGTACGTATCAGGCAGCACTGGAGCGCGATGCTGATATCGTCTACGACTCAATCGGCGTTGGGGCATCAGCTGGCGCTAAATTCTCAGAAATTAATGAGGATCGTAAGCGCGAAAACATGAACGCATCCCGCATCAACTATCAGCGATTCAATGCAGGCGCTGGTGTGAATGAGCCGGACTACGAATACATTGGCATCCCGAACAAGGATTTTTTCGCCAACCTCAAAGCGCAAGCCTGGTGGCTGGTAGCGGATCGTTTCCGTAATACCTTCAACGCGGTTAAGAACGGTGAGCAGTACCCGGTAGATGAGCTGATAAGCATCGACTCATCCTGCCCGCTGCTGGAAAAGCTCAAGCTGGAACTTACCACCCCGCACCGTGATTTTGACAAAAACGGTCGCGTGATGGTGGAAAGCAAGAAAGACCTCGCCAAGCGTGACGTACCATCGCCGAACGTGGCCGACGCGTTCATCATGGCGTTTGCTCCAACCGATACGGCAATGGATATCTGGGAAGCGCTGGGAAACAGCTAAATATCTGGAAATAACCGTTTCACGCAAAATTCACGCTATTCATTTTTCGACCCTGTTTATGCATGTTTTATTCACGCGCTTTTAGCCACTTAACCCAGATAAATAAGCCTTTAGCGGACATTTCATCATGGGAGGGATCCGGCTGGTGCGGGTAACAGTCATTATGTTAAATCGGGTCGGTTTTTAACAAATTATCCTATCCGCCACGAGTACCGAAAAAGCCGGAGAATAGTCACCATGGCGAAGAAAACAGGACGAGTCGCCACGGCGGATTCGTACGATAACTTTGTTGCCCGTGTCGGAATGCAGCAGCCTAACCAGCATGCCGCATCGACCTACAGGGCGAACTATACCAGCCGCAACCGCCTGCTCATCGAGTGGGTTTATCGTTCCTCCTGGATTATTGGCGCCGCAGTCGATTCGAAAGCGGACGATATGACCAAAAAGGGCGTGCGGATCACCAGTGAGATTGACCCGAAACGTCGTGGCATTCTGGAATCGCGGTTCGATGAGCTTCAGCTTTGGGATTGCATCAACGAGACGCTGAAATGGTCCCGGCTGTATGGCGGGGCGGTGGCGCTGATTCTGATTGAAGGTCAGGCACCGCTGACTCCGCTGGTGCTGGATAAGGTTGGCAAGGGCAGCTTTAAAGGTCTGGCTGTACTTGACCGCTGGATGATTAACCCACAGCTCACCAGGCGCATTAAGGCGCTTGGCCCTAATCTCGGCAAACCAGAATTCTATGACATCGTGACGACGGCGCAGGGTCTTCCTGCGTGGACCGTTCACCACAGCCGACTGATCCGCATGGATGGTGTGAAACTGCCGTATCAGCAGAAAATCACCGAAAACGAATGGGGGATGTCCATTGTCGAGCGCATCTTCGATCGCCTGACTTCCTACGATAGCACCAGCGTCGGAGCCGCCCAGCTTGCCTACAAGGCACATCTGCGAACGGCAAAGATTAAAAAGCTGCGTGAAATTATCGCCACCGGCGGTAAGGCGTTTGAAGCGCTTATCAAGAATATGGAAATGGTCCGCCAGTACCAGACGAACGAGGGTATGTCCCTGTTTGATTCGGAGGACGAATTTGAAACACATTCCTATTCTTTCGCGGGCCTGTCTGACCTGCTTAGCGAGTTTAAAGAGGATATCGCGGGTGCTGTTGGCATTCCTCTTGTCCGTCTGTTCCGCCAGTCACCGAAGGGTTTTTCAACCGGTGACGCTGACCTCGCGAACTACTACGACGACGTTGGAACGCTTCAGGAGCGAGATTTACGGCCTCACATCCGCCTGTTATTCGATGTACTGCATCGCTCAGAGTTTGGTGAGCCGTTGCCGCAAGATTTCACCTTTGAGTTTAACCCCTTGTGGCAGATGAGCGACACCGATCGCTCCACGGTGGCGACCAACACGACCACCGCCCTGGCAACCGCGGTGCGTGATTTGGGAATGTCCCCGGCTGCTGCGCTGACTGATTTGCGCGAGCTGTCTGACGTTACCGGCATCGGTGCTTCAATTAGCGATGAGGATATCCAGAATGCGGCGAAACAGTGGCAGGAGACTGAATCTGAAACCAGCCCTCCGCCGCCGATCGGAGGTCCAGTATCAGAAAAGCCTACTGGCGATAGTCGACCAGATAAATCAAATCGTCACGGGTTCCTACGATGGTTCACAGGCAAGCGCTGAGAGCATTGCTAAATCGCTTGTTGACTACTCCGGGGTGATCGACGACTGGGCCGAAATGGTCGGTCGAAAGATGTTTGCCCAGGTGGAGCGAGAAGAGTGGAATCAGTGGCGCTCTGTTTCTGAAGAAATATCCGCTGGTCTGCGTGACGTGATTGGTAACACTCCTGTCGGCATGGTGGCGCAAGACATCGTTTACCGACAGATTCGCTACATGAAGTCTCTGCCATTAGAGGCGGCCGGACGTGTCAGGGAAATTCAGGAGCGTGCGATACAGGCTGTCATCCATGGTGAGCGCCCCGATCAGCTTTACGAGATGATCATGCAATCCGGAGATGTAGCAGCCAGCAGGGCGCGAATGATTGCCCGTACGGAGATTGGCCGCGCTACTGGAGCCTTGACGCAGGCTAGAGCGCTGGCGGTTGGTTCCGAGGGCTACTGGTGGCGTATTGAAGGTGCCGGCACCCGACCATCGCATCGCAAGATGAAAGATGTCGTTGACCCTGTATATGGGCGAGGATTTGTGCGCTGGGATAACCCGCCAACGCTCGACGGCATGACCGGACACGCCGGGTGCCTGCCTAACTGCAAGTGTTGGTCGGAAGTGCAAATACCTGACCCTGTAAAATAACAGGCCGCCAATGAGCGGCCTTTTCAATGCCCGCAATTCAGCAGGTAACCCATGAAATATTTCTTTAAAACCCGCCTGGGCAATACCCGCTTTCAACTTGCTGATGGGTCAGTCCTGTTTAAGGACGTCCCGATCGCAAGGACTGGCGAGCAGGAGTACGACGCCACAGAGCGGCCTGAGCTTGTCCCAAACGACAGAGGGAAGGTCATCGTACGCCGGGCACCAGAAGAGGTGTTCAGCGAGAGAGCCATGGCGTCATTTGAAGGCATGGCAGTCACTATCGGCCATCCGCGAGATTTTGACGGGCAGATCATCTTTGTTACCCCTGATAACTGGCGCCAGCTGGCTCACGGGCACATCCAGAACGTACGACGTGGCACGGACGATAAAACCGATCTGCTGCTGGCTGATGTCATCGTCAAAACCCCGGAAGCCCTGCAGGCCATTGATGATGGTGATGACGAGGTCAGCTGCGGGTACGACGCCGATTACGAACAGATTTCACCTGGTCTCGCAAAGCAATCTGCGATTACCGCTAACCATCTGGCCCTTGTCCCTAACGGGCGGGCCGGTTTCCGTTGTGCAATAGGGGATTCTATGCCAAGCACTACTAAAAACTGGTTTACCCGGCTCCTGAAGGCCCGTAAAACCGGGGACGCTGCCGAAATGGCAAGTCTCATTGATAACCCGCCTGATGATGTCACGGGCGATAACGATGTATCGACCTCTATGACACCCGGCGGAGTGGTCATCAACCTTGCACCGCAAAATCCGCTTCCCGGCCCAGCATTGCCTGGTACCGGCGATGGTGAGGAAGAAATTCCTGCATGGGGTAAGGCGCTGATTGAGGCGGTTTCCAAGCTTACGCCTGCGGCAACCGCTCCTGGCACCGGCGATGCCGAGGACGAAGAGGAGAAAAAGGAAGAAGAGGGTAAGGTTACCGGCGATGCCGCTTATCGTGCCGATCTGATTCAGCCTGGCATCCAGTTGCCAGAAAAGGCGAAGCCGACAGCATTCAAGCGTCAGGTACTCGCCTCTGCAGATCAATCTCTGGTGCGCTCTATTGTCGGTGATGCCGATATCAGCAAGCTGAAAAAAGCCACGGTGGATATGGCTTTCACGGCTGTTTCTGAGCTGGCTAAAAACCGCAATACCAAAACCGTCGACAGCCTGCAAACGCAGACTGCCACCACTGTTAAAACCATTGCCGGTATGAATCAGGCCGCGCAGGAATTCTGGTCTAAACGAGGCTAACCAATGGGTAATACATTTCTTTACCGGATGCCAGCGGGCATCGCCGGGGCAATTTCTCGTCCGCAGGATCTGACGGTTGAACCTCAACTGCTGGACTCCTCCAACCTTTTTTCCGCTTACGGCCTTGGCGGTAAGATTTCCTCCGGGAAATTTGTGCCAATCGCTGCGAGCGATACAGCGTCGGTGCTGGTGGGCATCTACGTTCGTCCGTATCCGACCGCCAGCCAGCCGGATAAAGTCCAGCAGGTAGGCAGCGGTAAAAACTTCACTGGCGATTGCCTGGTACGTGGTTACGTCACGGTAAACATCGGCGCGGATGCATCCAGCGTTGCGCTGCATGGCCCGGTCTACATGCGAGTGGCCACACCATCCGCCTCAAGCCCTCTCGGCGCGTTCCTTGCCGCCGCTGATGGCTCGAATACCGTCCAGATCACTAATGCTTACTTCAATGGCCCTGGTGACACCAGCGGCAACATTGAGCTGGCCTTCAATATTTAAGGAAATCGCAAATGCCAATGACATTTGACCAGGCGACAGTCGACGGCACTGGTGCCTTTCTTGTCCATGAGCTTGAGCGTCTCGATCAGACACTGAATCTGCCGCTGGTGAATTTCACCTGGTCGCGCGATATCCAGTTGCGTGAAGACGTGTCTATTGCTGATGAGATCAGCTCGTTCACTAACACCACTTTTGCTGCTGCCGGTACGCCGAATGCTAACGGTAAAAACTGGCTTAGCAAAATCCCTACCGCGCTGGCTGGCGTTAACGTCGACATCGCAAAAACTGGCTTCCCGCTTACCCTGTGGGGTATGGAGCTGGGCTGGACCGTTCCCGAATTGCAGGCAGCTGCGCAGGTTGGTCGCCCGATCGACACGCAGAAGTACGACGGCATGCAGCTGAAGTGGAACATGGACACAGACGAGCAGGTTTATATCGGCGATTCCGGTCTGGACGTTAAAGGCCTGCTGAACCTGACGCAGGTAACGCCGACCAACGCCGCGAAGACCTGGGCGACCTCCACCGCTGACGAAATCCGGGCGAGCATTAATGCCGGGTTGAGTGCTGCGTGGGCCAACTCGGCTTACTCCATGGTACCGACGGACCTGCTGATCCCGCCGGAGCAGTTCTCTCTGCTGGCAAGCACCATCGTATCCAGCGCTGGTAACCAGTCCCTGCTGACCTATCTGGAAACCAACACCATCGCATACCACCAGAACGGGCGTCCTCTGAACATCCGTCCGGTGAAATGGGCGAAAGGTCGTGGCGTGTCGAACTCTGATCGCATGATGTTCTACACCAACGACAAGAAATACGTTCGCTTCCCGATGGTTCCGCTGATGAGCGTGCCGATCCAGTATCGCGGCCTGTATCAGCTCGTAACCTATTACGGCAAGCTGGGTGCAGTAGAGCCGGTTTATCCGGAAACTCTGGCCTACGTCGACGGCATCTAACCTGCGGCGGCCCGAAAGGGCCGCTCATGAGGACTTGCAATGAAAAAGATTTACGTACTCTCCCCGTTTAACTTCAACGACGGCAAAGAGCAAAAGCATTTCCCGGTTGGCTTCCACGACGTCGATGACACCGTTGCTGAGCACTGGTTCGTAAAAGCGCACTGTTCACCGGATGGCGAAGCGCCAGCGATTGCAGAAGATCCGCGCATTGCTGAGCTGGAAGCAAAAATCGCTGAGAAAGACGCGCGTATTGCTGAACTCGAAGCGCAATTGCCGGAGACTACCAATAATGGCAAGAAATCAAAGTCTGCCGACGCCTGAGCAGTTCAGGGCAACCTTTCCGCAGTTCGCTGACGAAACAAAGTACCCCACGCCAATGATTCAGGTTCGACTGAATCTTGCTGATGCCATGCTGAGTGAGTCGCGCTTTGGCGTGGATATCTTTCCCTACATCGTCGGGCTGTATGTTGCGCACTACATGTACCTTTACGCCGCCGATATGCGTGGTATGGCTGTGGGTACTGCTGGTGGTGTAAATAGCGGCATACAGACCGCGAAATCAGTAGATAAGGTTTCAGCCAGTTACGACGCAAGCGCAACTCTGGACCCTAATGCCGGTTTCTGGAACAACTCCCGTTACGGATCGGAGTTCTGGGAATACCTGATGATGTTTGGTGCCGGAGCGGTTCAACTGGGGACGCCGGAATGAAAAGCGGGCTCACAATTCGGGAAGACAATTACAGCAGCGTTCTGGATGCGCTGAAGCAGTTGTCAGGCACTGATGTGCTGGTTGGTATCCCGGCAGGCCCTCCTCGCGATGATGCGCCGCTGAGCAACGCTGAGCTGGGGTATCTCCAGTCCACCGGGGCAACCGTAGAGATAGACGGTGAGACCGTTACTCTGCCGCCAAGGCCATTTCTGGACATGGGTATTGAGGATTCCCGGGATAAAACGACCGAGCGTTTAAAGCTGGCCGCTCAGTCTGCGCTTGAAGGTAAGGCAGATGTGGCGTCGATGCATCTTGAGGCAGCAGGCCAGATTGCGCGTGATGCCTCAAAGGCTGTCATTGAGGCAGGGGATCGGCTGACCCCACTATCTGAAAAAACCATCAAGAAGCGCAGAGAAATGAAACCGCCCATCCTCGGCGATAAGCCGTTACGTGCCCGCGGATTCCTTTTCAGAGCGATTCAGTATGTCGTGAGGAAAAAATAATGCCGTTTCTCGATGTGACTGATGTTCTGCTTGATCCGGACTTTGTCGACCTGTCTCTGGTGTGTTATCGACAGGTACAGACGGTGGACGAAGATAATTTTCCGACCAATACCGCGCAGGCTATTCCGTTCTCTGGTGTCGTAACCGTCGATCGCTCGCTTGAGGCAAAGCGAATGGCCGCCGGGCAAAACATCAATGGCGCCATCCTCATTGTTACCCAGTTCAGGCTAACTCAGGGGATGCCAGCCAGTGACTCAACGCCAGAACTGGACGCTGATATCGTTTTATACAGCGGCAGACGGTACCGCGTGACCTTTGTCGATCCGTACACCCGATACGGTGCCGGGTTCGTGCAGGCACATTGCGAGCTGCTGGAGTTTAACGGAGGGAACCCCGTTGAGTAACGACAGCACAGAGCCTGGGTATCTTACCCCCGTCGGGGATGCTCCTGAGTACGATAAGGAGCTGGAAAAGCAACTGAGTCGCTGGGTAAGAGGCGTGACAGGGATTGCGGTTAACCTGGTATTGCCCCGGTTTACCGATCCACAGTCCAAAATACCGCCGAATGGTGAGACGTGGTGCGGGTTTAACTTTTCCACGCTCTCACGACCCGGTACACCTGCAAATGTCCAGGTAAGCGAAGAGCAGAGCGAACAATGGTCATGGGAGAGCATCCAGGTGCTTTTCTGTTTCTATGGCCCCGGCGGTTCCGGGATGGCCACGCGGTTTCGTGACGGAATGTTTGTAGATCAAAACGCAGATACGTTGCGACGAATCTCAGGTTTGTCGCTGGTGAGCGCTGATGATATACGAAACCTCCCCGAATTGATCAACAACCAGTGGGTGCGCCGGTATGACCTTGCCGTGACCCTTTCCCGCAAAAACACCCGTACCTACAACGTTAAATCTGTCGTTGACCCTAACGTCACGATAGTTACCGGAGACTAACATGGAAAAAGGGCTTCCCCTTAACCGTATCACTAACGTGACGGTGACGCTTTCCGCACGGGCCGCGCAGGGGCGCAATTTTGGCTCGATGCTAATCCTGGGTGATTCAACCGTCATCCCGATCGCCGAACGCCTCCGGGCCTACTCATCGCCTGATGATATTGGCGATGATTTCGGGGTGGACAGCGAAGAGTATAAAGCCGCTGTTATCTGGTTCTCTCAGCAGCCACAGCCGACACTGGTGTATGTTGGTCGCTGGGTGAAAACGCTTGAAACAGGCGAGGCTGGCGAAGTTGAAACACTTCTTGAAGCGGTCAATGCGCTGATGGACTACAACGTCTGGTATGGTCTGCATCTGGCAGTGCCTGAAGCGGATTATCCGGATGATGCCACTATCATCACCGTATCCGCCGCGATTGAAGCATCTACAGTTTCCCGCATCTTTGGCATTACCACTGATGCCGCGACGATCCTGGATGCGGCGACAACTACAGATCTGGCCTCAAAACTGAAAGCCGCGAAATACAGCCGGACGTTTATTCAGTATTCGACCAGTAGCCGCTATGCCGCCCTGTCTGCCTTTGCGCGTGCGTTCACTGTTGATTTCACTGGCAGCAACACAACGATTACCCTGAAATTTAAACAGGAGCCTGGCATCACCTACGAAACGCTGGGTACGTCGCAAGCCAATAACCTGGAAGCGAAGAACTGTAACGTTTACGTCTACTACGAGAACGATACAGCGATTCTTGAGCAGGGCGTCATGAGCAATGGTGACTTCTTCGACGAGCGTCACGGCCTCGACTGGCTACAGAATGCGGTACAGACTGCCGACTTCAACACGCTCTATACCAGTACAACCAAAATCCCTCAGACCGACGCCGGGACCACTACCCGTATTGCGAACATTGAGCTGGTGCTCGATAAAGCCGTGCAAAATGGACTGTTTGCGCCGGGCAAATGGACGGGGGGCCCGATGGGGCAGCTCAACACTGGCGACATGCTGACGAAAGGCTATTACACCTGGGCGGAAAACGTTGATGACCAGTTACAGGTCGATCGTGAAGCGCGTAAGGGTGTGCCGATTCAGGTTGCCGGGAAACTGGCTGGTGCTGTCCATTACGGCAGCGTGGCAATCACAGTGGTTCGCTAAGGAGAGTCCTGATGTCTGCTTATTCGTTTCTTGATATCTCGGCTTCCCTGGCTGGTCCTACGGGAGCTATTGAACTCGGTGCTGGCTCAGCGAACGCCGAAGAGGGCATTACTGTCACAATGACAGAGGCCAAAAACACCATGACCATCGGCGCCGATGGCGAGGTGATGCACAGCCTGCACGCCGGAAAGAGCGGCACTATCACGGTAACTTTGCTGAAAACCTCCCCGGTAAACAAAAAGCTCTCGCTGATGTACAACGCACAGAGCCTGTCCTCGGCGACGTGGGGCAATAACGTCATCGTCATTCGCAACAAAGTATCAGGTGATACCACTACAGCGCGTTCTTGTGCTTTCCAGAAGCAACCCGATCACGCTAACGCCAAAGTCGGCAATACGGTTTCCTGGGTCTTTGACTGCGGCAAGATTGATCAGCTGCTAGGGGAGTTTTAACAGATGGAATTTGAAATCAAAGGCGTTAAATACCGCACCGCAAAGCTTGATGTTTTCCAGCAATTGAAGGTTAGCCGCAAATTGCTGCCGGTGCTGGCCGGGCTGGTTTCTGACTTTGGCACGCTGAAATCCATGATGGTCAGAGACAGCGAGGGCAAGCTGGTTTTCGGTGAGAAAAGGGCGTTCGACGCTCTGGATATCGTTTTGCCGAAGATTGCCGATACGCTGGCTGCTCTGCCTGAAGAGGACGTTAACGCGGTGATTCATCCGTGCCTGGGCGTTGTTATGCGCCAGCATGAAAAAGGGTGGGTGAAAATTTTCGATCAGGGCGCGCTGATGTTCGACGATATCGACCTGTTCACGATGCTGCAGCTGGTGGCGCGGGTGGTCGCCGACAGCCTGGGAAATTTTTTGAAAGAACTCCCCGGCAGCGGGACGCCTACCCAGTCATAGGTCCTGTCCTGGAATCCATGCCAGAAGGTGAGGATTTCCTGATGCGTCCGGTGGATGCCGGGCTCATCCATTACACCGACCTGAAAGATGGGTCAGTAGACCTGGCTGATATTGCCCGTATGAATGACTGGATTGACCTGAAAGCCGATAACGAAAACCGCATAGCGAAATGGAGAGAGGCTAATGAACGCTGAAACGCTCAAGGACTTTCTGATCTCGCTTGGGTTCAAAGTTGATGAGGCTGGCGCCAGAAAATTCGATGCCGTCGTTGCCGGGACAACGCTGAAAGCGATTGAACTGGGCGTCAAAGTTGAGGCGGCGGCGCTTTCCGTCGTTGCATTCACCGCGAAAATTGCCAGCGGTCTCGACGACCTGTACTGGGCCTCTCAGCGCACAGGCGCGACGGTGGAGGGCATTAAGCAGATTGGGTATGCGGTTAGTCAGGTTGGCGGCAGTGTCGACGGGGCCCGCGGCTCTCTCGAAAATCTTGCCCGGTTCATGCGTAACAATCCCGGCGCTGAGGGTTTCCTGAACCGGCTGGGGGTTCAAACGCGTGATGCCAGCGGTAACATGCGGGATATGGCGACGATCTTTACCGGCGTCGGCCAGCGTCTTAGCAGCATGCCGTATTACCGCGCTAATCAGTACGCTGAGATGCTGGGTCTGGATGAAAACACCCTGATGGCAATGCGTCGCGGTATCGGCGAGTACATGGGCCAGTACAACGCCATGAAAAAGGCCATCGGGTTTAACCCGGATCAGGCAGCAGCTGCATCCAACCGGTTTATGACTTCGCTCCGCTCTCTCAGTGAAGCGGCCAGCATGGCGCGCGACAAAATCGGCTCTAATCTGGCAGATGGTCTGGCTGGCTCTCTCGACAGGCTGCGTCGCCAGATACTGGAAAACTTCCCGAAAATTGAAGGCGCAATAACCGGTACCGTGAAAGGAATTCTCTGGGCTGGCGAGATGGTAGGCAGGGTAATTTACCGCCTTATCCAGTTGGGTCAGAGTATCAGCGACTGGTGGGACTCTCTTGATAAGCAGTCGCAGCAGCTGATCGAACTAATTGGAGCGCTAACCGCTGCATGGTGGCTGCTCAACCGCGCAATGCTCGCGTCTCCGATTACGTGGGTGCTCGGTCTGGCGGCAGCTATAGCTTTACTCTGGGAGGATTACAAAACCTTCAGAGAAGGTGGTAAAAGCCTTATCGATTGGGAGAAATGGAAGCCTGAAGTACACGCAGCACTGAAGATGGTCGGCGACCTGAAACAGACTGTCCTCGACCTCGGGAAAGCGCTGGCAAAGCTGCTCAATATCGACCCTAAATCCTGGTCTTTGAAATGGGATTTCAGCAACTTCATTACCCAGATGGGTGAGTTTAGCAAGATGCTGAGTATGATCGGCGACCTGCTTAACGCTATCAAGGACGGTCGCTGGTCTGATGCTGCAAGTATTGGCAGGGCTCTTCTCAAACAAGGCAGTAACCAGCCTGATGCGCTGCCCGGCGTTTCTGACAGTGCCAATAGCGCAGCTGACTGGATAAAGGATAAGACAGGATTTGACCCGCGCAGCATAGGCCGTTTCTTCCGTGGCGAGGGGAATACGCTTGCAGATCGCAACAATAACCCCGGAAATATTCGGCCCGTAGGCGGTGGTGGTTTTCGTGCGTTTGGTTCTGCGCTGGAAGGCTGGGAGGCCATGAAAAACCAGCTCATGCGGTACTTTACTGGTAAAACGACCGGGCGCCGCCTGCAGACTATCATGGATATCGTCAGCACCTGGGCACCTGCGGCCGATAACAACGATCCTGCCAAATATGCCCGTGACGTTGCTGGATGGATGGGTGTATCACCGACAGCAGCATTAAACCTGTCCGACCCCAATACGATGGCTATGCTCATGCAGTCTATGGCCCGCAAAGAGGGGTATTCGAACTGGAATAGCCCGCTTGCCCATCAGGCCGCTGGAGCGCAGGTGAATCAGCAAAACACCTACAACATCTATGGCGGTAATGCTCAGGAGATTGGGCAGGAAGTCAGTCGCCGCCAGCTTGATGCTAATGCCAGGGTGCTGAGAAATAACCAAACTGGAGCAGGATGATGGATATTCTTTCTACTCTCTTTCAGCAGCAGAGCAGGCGGATCGGGCTGATAGTCCCCAGTGTTGTTATTTCGGAAAAGCACGATGACTCGCTTGAAATAACCGAGCATCCCGTAGAGGTTGGTGCTGCAATTTCCGACCATGCATTTCGACGCCCTTCGGAAGTGGTAATGCAGGTCGGTTTTTCTGGTGGCGGTTCCTTGCTTGACTTCGTAGATACGTCTTCTCTTGGGCTGAGCGTAGGTATTGGCCCGAAGGAGACGTATCAGGAACTGTTAAATCTGCAGAGCAGCAGGGTGCCTTTAGATGTGGTGACCGGTAAGCGGATTTACAACAATATGTTGATCCGTGCGCTTGAGGTTACTACTGACAGGACGTCGGAAAATATTCTCTCTGCCGTGCTGACGCTCCGGGAAGTGATTATCACAAGCACAACCACCACGCAGGTAGCTCCAAAGTCCAATATGAAGTTAGGGGCGAACACCTCAGCCGTGCAAAACTCTGGGGTGAAAACGCCAGTTCAAAAAAATGAATCAATATTGAGCCGGTTAAGTGGCTTTGTAGCGGGAGGGTAAATGACGATCAGCGAAATCCCTCTTTCTCCGGAAAACCAGCGATTCTCCATATCCGTGGCAGGTCAAAGTCTGCAAATGGCTGTGACCTGGCGTGCTGCTTTCTGGTGTCTGGATATTATGGATAGCAGCGGTGCGGACCTGATAAAGGGGATCCCGCTTATCACCGGCGCCGACCTGCTGGCGCAGTATCGCTATCTCGGGCTTGGCTTTTCGCTTTATGTGGGCTGCGACAACCAGTCCAGCGAAAATCCAACTGAGGCCGATCTGGGTATTTACAGCCATCTTTATGCGGTAACGGAGTAAAAATGTCTCAGAACTGGATGCGGCACTTCGAATTGCAGTTAGTCGATTCGAAGGGGAACGCCACTGATTTTGGTAGCTTCAAGAGCACTTTTACTATCGACTGGTTTAATCTCAGCAGCGAAACGCGAGTAGGTACTTTCAAAATCTATAACCTTTCAGCTGATACCGTAAACCGGATCGTCGGAGAGGAATTCTCCCGGATTAGGGTTATCGCTGGTTACGATGGCATTGCAGCTGACGTTCCCGCCAGCCAGGTAGGCGTCGCCAGGACAGTAAACCCCGATGAAGTCGGGCAGATGGACGGTCGAAATTATGGGCTGATTTTCGACGGGGAAATCCGCTACACCATCACAGGGAAAGATAACCCCGTTGATAGCTTTGTCCTTATTCAGGCGGCTGATTCTGACCGGGCATTCGCTACCTCGATCACTGCGCAGACGCTGGCGGCTGGCTATACGGTCTCTGACGTCAATGCAGTGCTAATGAAGGATTTCAACGCTAACGGGGCCACAGAAGGGAATACCCCTGCAATGCCTGCAACGGTGTTTCCTCGCGGCAGGGTGCTTTTTGGTATGACCCGGCATCTGATGGATAACGTCGCCGAGCAATGCAAGGCTGACTGGATGTTTGTCGACGGCAAGCGGGAAATGGTGGCGAAAAATGAGGTTGTTCACGAAGCCATTAAGCTGAACAGCGCCACCGGCCTTGTGGGTATGCCTCAGCAGACCATTGGTAGCGGCGTTAACGTCCGTTGCCTGATTAACCCTAACATCCGCGTTAATGGACTGATCGAGCTGAATCAGGCTTCTGTGTTCCGTACCGTGCTGGGGAATAACGATATCGCCATGACGCAAGGGCGTATCACTGACCAGAACAACAACGGAAACATCACCATTGAAGGCACAACTGCGCAGCCTGCCAGTATTGCTACTGACGGCGTTTATATTGTCCGTGGCATTATGTACACTGGCGACACAAGGGGCCAGGCGTGGTACATGGATATGATGTGTGAAGCGCGTGGCGCGATGGATCTAAAAACTCAATCAGCACTGGAGAGAGGCGCTGGGTGAAAAAATTATTGATATTGATCGCTTTATTTTCTGCACCGGCACTTTCTGCCATCCAATGTGGCGGTTACAAGCTAACTATTAACGATTCTGAGGGTCTGGTAAGAATCAATGGAGAATTGGTTACCAGTCAAAAGGTTAAATATCTCGGAAAGAAAGGTGACGAATCAAATGCCAAATGGGATATGGGTATAATGCCTTCCCGTGATGGAAATAATTACGGATTTCAATTCATCAAGCGGGATGGCAAATCTTGGCTCAATGTTCAACTGCTACAGAACAGTATGGATGCGCCTAAATTGATTGGTTCATATCCATGCAAAACAGTATAAAAAAGCCCTGAGTTAATCAGGGCTAAAATCTCACTGCTTAAATATTTGCGATAGAACTATGGCGGCAATGATGAAAACTGCAAGCCTCCACCAATGGATCCCTTCCCTTTGAGCCGTTGGTTCCTGTTCTGAAAATTCCTCTTCCGATGTAGCTTTTCCAGATTTTTTCCCTGGGCCAACGGTGTATGACAAACCGGATCCCGGAATTCCAACGGTGGTTTTTATTCCTCTTCCACTTATGTTGGTAGTGGCGCCTTTTGGGCCAATCGACGTACTAACGCCACTCTTGCTGATATTGATTGCTAGGCCTGGAGCTATGCGTATCCGCTTCCTAAATCTGAAGCCCATAGGTATCTCCTGTAGTCAAAAATACTAAGTAATTAAATTTTTATTCTACCCCTCACTAAGTGAGGGTAATCATTATCTGGAGAAAACATGGGCGTATCAAGCCAAACCCGTAGTGGGGCGCTGGCGGAGGTTCTGGCGTCTGAGCGAAAGACGCTTAGCGAGCAAATGCGCGTAGCACTGCCGGGGATCATCCAGTCATTCGACCCAGAATCTTTGACGGCTGTTGTTCAGCCAGCGATCCGCTACATCGAGCGCGACAACGACGGCAACAAAAGCACGAAGGATTATCCGCTGCTGGTGGATGTTCCAGTTGTATTCCCCCGCGGGGGCGGCTGTACGCTCACTTTTCCCGTTAGCGAAGGCGATGAGTGTCTGGTGATATTTGCCGACCGCTGCATTGATTTCTGGTGGCAAAGCGGGGGTGTACAGGAGCCGGTAGACGGGCGCATGCATGATTTATCGGATGCGTTCTGTATCGTGGGCCCGCAGTCGCAGGCGAAGAAAATCGGCGGCATCAGCACTACGGGAGCGCAGCTGCGTACCGATGATGGTTCGGCTTTCATTGAGGTGGCCGCCGGAGGGGATATCACTGCCACCACCGCCGGCAGCGCGACTATTAACGCCCCGGAAATCGTCCTTAACGGCAACGTGACGATCAACGGCAACCTGTCGCAAGGAATGGGTGAGAGAGGAGGCGCGGCCACAATGCACGGCCCGGTCACCGTAACCAACGATGTGACAGCAGGCGGTAAGAGCCTGATGACGCACATGCATGGTGGGGTTGAGCATGGTAACGACAGCACCGGGGGGCCTGAATAATGCGATACCGACGTGAAGACGATGACGGTGATTACACCTTTGGACAGGGTGATGATACCTGGCTGGTAAACTCTCCTGAGGCCGTAGCGCAGGCCATTAAAACGCGATTTCTGCTCTGGTACGGTCAGTGGTTCCTCGATACCACAGAGGGAACACCCTGGATTCAGTCAGTCCTCGGAAAACAACGACCAGATACCTACAACCTGGCTATCCGCCGGCGCATTCTGGAAACGCAGGGCGTGAGCTCTATCACCGAATTTAACACCGAAGTTGACGGCCGCACGCGCCGTGTAACGTTCACAGCAACGGTAGAAACCCTCTACGGGACAACCACAGTAACCTCGGAGGCGTAATGTCTTTGGACCTCGACACACTCGGCTTATCGGCAACGGTAACCGCTGAGGGGATAAGTGCGCCCGACTACCAGACCGTTCTGGACACCATCACTGGTTATTTTCAGCAGATTTATGGCAGTGATGCCTATCTTGACCCGGACAGCAAAGACGGCCAGATGGTGGCGCTGGTGGCCCTGGCTATTCACGACGCCAATAACACGGCCATTTCGGTTTACCGGTCGTTCTCGCCAGCGACGGCAGTGGGTGACGCACTGACGAGCAACGTCAAAATTAACGGCATCACCCGTCGTGCAGCGACGAATTCAACTGTCGACCTGCTTCTAACCGGAACCGTCGGTACAACTATCACCAACGGCTCGGTACGTGATACCAATAGCATGATCTGGAATCTGCCTGCGACGGTGGTGATCGGCACTGACGGTACTGTGGTCGCTACGGCAACGTGTGCGAGTAGCGGGGCGGTTGCTGCGGTCGCCGGGTCGGTAAACGGCATCAATACACCGACGCGCGGGTGGGCCTCAGTAACTAACCCGCTGGCGGCCACCGTTGGTATCGCCGCAGAGACTGACGCTGAACTACGGGTGAGGCAGTCGCAAAGCGTTGCGCTGGCATCTCTCACACCGTTTGACGCGGTAGACGGTGCGATTGCCAACGTTGAAGGCGTGACCCGCCACAAGCTGTTTGAGAACGATACAGAGACTACCGATGCTAACGGGCTACCGGCTCACTCCATTTCGGCAATCCTCGAGGGTGGGGATGCGACGGAAATCGCAAACACGATACGAAGCACTAAGGGGCAGGGCGTATCAACGTACGGTACGACGGCGGTAATAGTCACCGACAAATACGGCAACCCTTACACCATCCGTTTCTCTCGCCCGGTCGACGTGCCGATCTATGTGTCGATAACGATTCAGGCGCTGACGGGTTATAGCTCTGAGGTCGGAGACGAAATGAAGGCGGCGGTGGCGGCGTATATCAATTCGCTGGCCATCGGTGACAGCGTCCTGCTGAGTCGGGTTTATTCCCCGGCTAACCTGGGTGTCGTCAGCGGCGGGAACGCACGTTATTACGACATCATGGAGCTGTTGATCGGTCGAACGGCAGAGGGGGTCGCCGCGGCTAATGTGGTGCTTGCGTACGACGAGTCGGCATCCTGCAGCGTGGATAACATCGCACTGGTGGTGACGCCATGAGCAAATACACCGACCTGATCACCAATTACCACGCAGGAAAGCCGAAATTCTTCGACCACGTTGATTTATCAACGCGGCCACTTATTGATGTTTCCGCTGCGACAGCCGGACTAATCACTGCTTTCGACGTCGATACCGCCGTTGGCGACCAACTGGATATCCTCGGAAAGTGGATCGGCGTTTCACGCGCGGTAGCGGCACCTATTACCGGCGTTTTTCTTGAATGGGATAAAGAGCGTGTCGGTTGGGATCAGGGGATCTGGCTGGGCCCTTACCAGTCCACCGATGCGCTGACGTATCTCAGCGATGATGTTTACCGCGTGGTGCTGAAAGCCCGCATAGGGATAAACAACTGGAACGGCCAGAACGGAACGCTGCCGGATATCTTGGAAACGGCATTAGCAGGAACAGGAATTAAACTGGTTATTCTGGATAATCAGGATATGACGATATCGGTTTTAATCGTCGTGGATGATGAATATATCATTCCCAATATTGACAGGTTGATATTTGACTCAGCGATTAACCACGGCCCGTTTATTCCTCTTCCGGAAGGATATGAGCCTTCTCGCTACGATATAAACCCGATAGATAAACTTCCTGCTGAATTTGTTTTTGTCATCCGCGCTGGTCTGCTGACGGTAAAAGCCGCCGGGGTGCGGATTAGGGAAACCATTACACCATCCAACGGATATAAATTTTTTGGATTTGACGTCGATAACGATTACATCGCCGGATTTGATTCTGGCGCATGGGGAGAAACATTCTGATGGCTGAAAATAATTTTAAGCCGTTTGCCGTTGGTGCAGGTGCAAACGTGTCCAGTCAGGCCGACTGGGAAAATCTGGTTGCATTATCTACCGGTTTTACCGCGGGGGTTGCACGATCTGAACAGGTTAATAAGGCGCTACGGCAGGGTACGGTCATGGCGAGTGTGCTGGGTCAGATAATTGCAGATCAAACTGCCGAAGACGTTTTGGATGACGGGGATACGGCTGCGCTAAAAACTCAGCTGCTGGCCGCTCTTACCTCACTACAAATTGATTCCGTATATCCTGTTGGCGCGGTGCTTTTCTTCGCTCAGAACAAAAATCCAAACACGCTTTTCCCAGGAACCACCTGGAATTACATCGGGGAAAATAAAACAATTCGCCTGGGCCTTCAGAACGGAACCGATGTATTAACGACTGGCGGGGCTGATACCGTTACCATTGCTAAGGGAAACTTGCCTGCCCAGGCATTGAGTGTCAGCGGCACTGCAGCTTCGGTCGATCTGGGGACAAAAACTACTAACAGCCAGGGTGCGCACTCGCATGGCTGGGGCAGCTCAATGCAAAAACAGGGTGGTTCAGATCAGGCCGTGGGCTCTAACGGGGGTACTAATTTCGGCACTACTTCAGAGGCTGGGGATCATACCCATAGTGTTGAATTGGGTTCCCATGGTCACAACGTTTCCGGTAATACCGAAAATATGGGTAGTGGTACCGCATTAAATATCACCAACTCCTACGTAAAACTGATGGGCTGGTATCGTTCCGCCTGATAAATCCGGAGTGTAAATAATGGCTTTATATAAAACGGGTAACCCTGTCCCGTCTTCTGCTATGCCTGATATTTGGGATGATAACCATGTTCAGGATATTATGATTAATAGCGATGAGCTTGAAGTCGAGACCCGTACCGGAAAAATGCAGCCGACCTGGGCGGGGCTTGTAAAGAAAAACGAAGACGAAATTGAAGAAACGCGGCAGAACCTGATCCCTCTCAGCCGGCAGTATATGACGCTGGCGGCGGCGCAGGCGGATATT